TTAAAGGGTTTGTTCGATTTTGTTCTGTTTGGGGTTGCTGCGGTTTTTCTGGTTAGTGTCCACAAAATGTCCACAGCTGCCGGCAAGAGGATTCAGATTGACCACCTCCGCAAGATGGCCAGGGCTGAAGTGGGCATAACGGATAGTCATTTCCAGCGTTGAATGTCCAAGCACTCGCTGTAGGGTAAGGATGTCCCCGCCATTCATCATGTAGTGACTGGCGAACGTATGACGCAGGACGTGGGTAACCTGGCCCTTTGGCAAACCAAGCTCCAGCTCGTTTACGACATCGGAAAAGGTGTACCAGGTTTCCCGATACGACGACTTGAACGGCATCGATTCAGCCAGCAGAGACTCTAGTGCTGGCGAAATTGGAACAGTGCGGTTCTTAGCTGACTTTGTTCGAGTGAAGTGGATACGACCATCTCTCACTTGCCCAGGCTCTAGGTTCGCCGCTTCTGCCCACCTAGCTCCTGTTGAAAGGCAAATTCGTGCGATGGCTCCGACGTCTGACTTTTCTTTGTCCAGTCGTGCCAGCAAAAGCAATATCTGCTCGCTGGATAGATAAGCCATCTCGCTTTGATCGAACTTCAAAGCCCGAACTTTCGACAATGGGTTTTCACCTGTCCACTCACCAAGGCGTTCTAGCTCATTGAAAACGGCACGTAAGTAGCTCAGTTCATGGTTCGCCGTGTTCGCCGTGATTGGTGCCGTGGTTCCGGTTCGCTTACCTGATTCATCCAGCTTCGCCCGCCCCCATTTACCGGCCAGCCGATCTGATCTGTATTGGGTGAAGCCGCTGGCAGTGAAATCGGTAGCACGAGGATCCCCTAGGTTTTGGACCATGCGATCAAGGAAGGCTCGGCATTTTTCGCCTCGCTTGAGGTGACAGCCATGAAGTTTGAACCAGAGGGAAACGAGATCTGAAAGCCGGCGCTCGTCTTGCTTTGGTTTCTTTTCAAATTCGCCCTTGGCGCCATCTCCCATCAGCCGGCGCTCATAAACCATCGCTTCGTTTTTGGTCCGAAACTTCTTTCGTATCCGCGCGCCTGCGCGCCCGTCTGGTCGGCAGTCGACGAGCCATTCACCAGACTCAAGTTTCTTCACTGACATAAGTCGTGCACATGCCGGGTGGAAGCGTTCACAAGTCAATCCTTTGGGTCAGAGGGGACTGATTTGGCCGCATTCAGGGGCTACGTCGCCGGTCATTAACCACAAGGTGTATTTCTTAAAACGAGGGTGGTTAACGATCTTGAAAAGGGGAGGCGCGCCCATCTCAGCGATACCTGCCTCGTATTTTTTGTAGCTGCTGATGCTGATTTCCATCACCTCGCAAAACTCGTTTTGAGTGAGCGCTTCCTTCGCCCGAATCGCCTTCAGCTTTGCTGGAATTTCCACGGTGTCTCCCTTGACAAGTTCCATATATGGAACCAATATAGTTCCAGATCTGGAACTTTTTCAGAATATATGCCCATGGAGAATACCAAATGCAGGTTGTTATCGACACGCCATACGTGACCCCGGATGAGTTTGCGCGTCGCGCTGGGCTCTCGGAGCGCTCTGTGCGTCACAAAATAGACCAAGGAATGATTCTGGTCAGGGAGAAGGAGCCAGGCCAAAAGAAAGGCACGGTCTTCATCAATATGGTCTACCTGGCGATGGAGGCGATTGAGCAAGCTGAGCGGGTTAGAGGTGGGAAAAGTAAAAGCAAGACCGGCGATCAGTAAGGGGCCGGGGAATGCAATTCGAAGACATCTATCGCCTGGAAGTGGTCAATGCCCTGGAGCATGACCGAGACCTGGACTTCAAAGACATCGGCGACACGTACTTTCAGAAAGGTGTTTGTCCTGGTTGTGGCGAGCGCACGCTGTACATTGCTCGTAAGCAGCCGTACCAGCTCAAGTGCAACCGTCTGAATCAGTGCCAGTTTGAAGAAAAGACCCGGGAGCGCTACAGCTACCTGTTTGAAAACCTCAGCGAGCGTTTTCCGCGTACCGAGATAAACCCGAGCGCGACGGCCGACGCCTACCTACAGCGCAACCGCGGCTTTGATATCAGCAAGATGAAAGGCTGGTACGAGCAGAGCCGACGCAAGATGAAGGACGGTCAGTGGGCGGACACCGTCCGGTTCCCGCTCTGCGACGGTTACTGGGAACGAATCATCGACGCGACGATGGTTACAGCCAACGGCGGGGACAAGGCCGGCATCAAGTACAAGATGTCCTACAAGGGCGGCGCTTGGGTTCCACCTGCCATGACCATCGAACAGGGCGATAGCGTCTATGTCGTAGAGGGCATTTTCCACGCTATTGCCCTGTTCCTCGCTGGCTACAAGGCTGTGGCGTCTATCTCGGCAAACAACTTCCCTTGGGACATCGTCGAGGCGAACAAAGGCAAGAAGATCCGTTGGATCATCGCCCTGGACGACGATGCGGCCGGTCACTCTGTCATCCCGAAATACCGTAGCCAACTGCACGCCAAGGAGGAAAAGGCGTGGGTCGCGCTCGCCGGTGCAGATCGTGACTGGGACGACGTTTACCGCGATGGCCAACTGAATGACGACTTCATGCGGGAAGCCTGCTACCAGGGCCGGCTATTCGTTGCGGTCAGTGCAGCCAAAAAGGCTTTCCTGCTGTACCTCAAACGGCCGCACAGTTTCTTTCTGGTGGAGTTTCAGAGCCGCCTCTACTCGGCCAAGATCAATACCGACGAACTAAACAAGGATCTGGATGGCGACACGGTGAACGGCCACTGGCCGAAATTCGAAAAGCATTGTGACATGAAGCAGGTGGCCAACTGCGTCCCGCACTTCGAATACATCCAGCGCGATGCCATCAGCGGTGAGCAGCAGTTCTTCTTCCAATTCAACTTCCCCAACGCAGCACAGAACTGCAAAGAACCTTTGGCGCCAAATTCCATCGGGGATCCGCGCAGCTTTGCCAAATCACTACTGGAGCGCACACCCGGCGGCAACTTCGAAGGTGGGGAAAAGGTGCTGGCCATGTTGCGCAGCAAGTGGCTGGACAACGCACTGACCGTCCGATCACTGCCCTTTGTCGGCTTCGACGCATCGAGCAAGACCTATTGCTTTCAGAAGTTCGGCTACCACAAGGGGCGCGAGTACCTGGCCAATGACCACGGATACCTTGAAGTCGGAAAAATCGGGCTGAAAACCTCGCTCAATAGCCTGACGATCGTCCGCGGCTCTGGCTTCGACCCGAGCTGGTTTTCCGACTTCTTTGCGGTGCATCACCTGAACGGACTCGCTGCGTTGTCGTGGTGGACTGCCACGCTGTTCGTGCAGCAGATTCGCACCAAACAGGAGTCGTGGCCGTTCCTGGAGCTGACCGGCGACGCCGGCGCAGGCAAGTCCAGCTTGCTGCGTTTCCTGTGGCGTTTACTCGGTCGCTCCAACTATGAAGGCATCAAGCCCAACAGCGACGGTGCAAGCGCGATCGGCCTGACGCGTGCACTGTCTCAGGTAAGCAATCTTCCGGTGGTGCTTATTGAGTCTGACAGCCAGACCGTCGACGCTCAGGGCCGCACGGTAGTCAGTCAATACAATTGGGAAAAGTGGAAAGCGCTGTTTGACCACAACGCTACGCTTCGAACCGTGGGTGTGAAGTCCTCGAGCAATGACACTGACAGCCTGATTTTCCTCGCCGCGCTGTGCATTGCTCAGAACGCCAGCGTTGAAGGCTCCGAGGCGATTCTGACCCGCATCAGCCATTTTCACGCGAACAGGGCGCACCACACTCCGGCGTTGAAGGTGCTGGCCACGCGCCTGAATGGTATGCCCATCGAGCAGTTGGCGGGCTACTTGGGACATTGCATCGGACAAGAATCAGCCTGGCTCCAGCGTTACTTCGACGCCTTTGCGGAATACGAGCAACGTCTGCAAGCGAACGGGGTGATCCAGCATCAACGGATAGTGTTGTGCCACGCGCAAATGATGGCGGCTGCGAAAGCCACCCAGGCGCTGTTCCCGGACTGGAGCGACGACGCTCTGGAACAGGTCATCAAGCACATCGAACGCCGCGCCATCGATCGGCAGCAGCGTGTCAGCACTGAGAACCCAACGGCCGGGCGTTTCTGGCAGATATATCACTACCTGAACGAGCGTGTGGTTTCGATCAGCGATGCAGCTGGCGATCGCGAGGTCATTCAGGAAACGCTCAACCACAGCGCTGACAAAGACCTGATCGCCATCAACATCGAACACTTCCACAACGCCTGCCGCCTCGCTGGTCAAGAAGTCATCCACGCAACCCAGCTGCACCGTGCACTGCCGCTCAGTTCCTCACACACCTTCATAGAGACACGCAAAGTTCGCTCGGTCATTGAGAAGCGATCGCTCAACTGCTGGCTGTTCCGGAAGGGGAGCAAATCGTGATGAACGTCCAGGGGATGAAAACACGTGTATGGGGGCAGCCCCCTGTTTTTGGGGGAATGCGTGTGTGGCCACTGACCGGGTGGAACATCTGGAACATGAATATCTATAAGAAAAATATCTATGAAAAACAGATAGATAACAAACACAGCCCAATCAACCCAGACCGGAACACGTTGGAACACACCGGAACAACTTTCCAATCGCTGTTCCAGAAGTGTTCCGCCATGGGCATTTGCCGGAACACCTCGCAACCCCTTGTAGATCAAGGCCTACAGCGAAACTCGCGAAAAAGCTGTTCCGCAATGTTCCGGCTCAAGCGTTCAAACACCAATCACGCTGGAAACCCCATAAACCATGGGCTGGCGGCCATCAACTTTTAATTGTTCCGGATGTTCCGGGGTACGCCCGGGCACACGCGACATTTTTCGGGTGCGGAGCCTGAATCAACAGCAACCAAGGAGCGACACCATGCAAGTACAAGTCATCACCGGTGGCCAAGCCACAGGCAAAACCACGCGGCTACGCGCCATTCAGACGGAGCTGAAAGCGCTGGGGATCGAGGTGCCAATTCTCGTCGGCGAACACTGCACCACGCCGTTCTTCATCAACCAGATTGCTGAAAGGGCAATGGCCGGTGCTAAGCAGTTCCTGGCGGACGACTGCACGCAGTTTCAGATCAGGGCAGCGCTGGAACTGAAGGCCCAAGGCATTCATTCCAGGATTCCCGAGGACTTTGTGGTTCACCTGGTTCGCCAGGCTTAAGGAGAGCGCAGCAATGATTATTCGCTACGTCGCCAACAGCCTTCCCGGCGAGCTGCCGCTACCGTCCAGCTACGTCGATCAACGCACACCCGAAGACCTGGCCGAGCTGGCGGCAGCCGCACACTGGCGGGATCACCCGGAAGACACCCCGACGTTCGTCACCGTCGTGCATATGCGCGACGTAGACGGGGATGACCTGGGATTGTTTGAGGTGCGCTGTGAACAGCGCCCGGTATTCACGGCAAACCGATTGCGGCAAGCGTGAGAGAGACGGTGTCGAGGAGTTCGCACCTCCCCGACACCAACCACTACAAGAGGAGCAACACCATGCAAGCACAGCACCCAAGCAGCAGTGAAACGAAGGCTACCACAGCCCCGCAGCGAGCCGCTCGCAGTGTCTTTAAACCATCCCCTCGAATGATGGCCACAGCCGTGGTCGGTGCGGCACTGATCGGCTATCAAATCCATAAGACGCCAGACGCCCGCGTACACCTCGAGACTGTCGCTGCCTTGGCCCAAACCATGGGGGACCTCACGGAGCAAGATGCCGCCGTTATCGCGGAACTGCTCGCCAATCGCCAACGCCCCAACGGAGCGCAAGCATGATTATCGACAGACAATTTATCGCCGTATCAGACGATCAGCAGCGACAGGCTCGCCAACAGTTGGAGCTGCCAGCCGACTTTCACTTGGTAGAAGCCACACGCCTGCTGTATCACGACACCGGTAACGGCCAGGTGCAGATTCCGCTGCCAAGTGGGCAAGTGGTCGCTGCTTTTGAAAACTCGAGCGGACGGCGACGTTACGGAGTGGTCAAAATCGATGGCCTCACCAGCTAAGGTCTGAAACTTTTAGCGGCTAAAAAGCTGACTTCCCAAACGAACAGGGCGCCTTCTCGGCGCCCTTTTTCGTAAATTTTTGCACTCTCGAACCTACAACCTTGATGGATTAGTATCGAACAACCAGCACTAGGCTCTCGATCAGGTCACAATGGCGAAATCACCCATCTACCGCTGCCTAAACAACAATTCCGAATTACGAATTACGAATTGCCAATTAGCAACTAATAGAAAACTCGACACGGCACCATTATACCGAAGCGCTTATGTGGCTTATGTAACTTGTCTGGCTTGTTCGCCTTATTCGCCTTATTCGCCTTTGACGCGTTAGTGGTCACGTCCACTTGTACCTTTGGCCATTTTCACTTATGTACTTACGTACATACATAAAGAACTCATTGATTCATGTATTCGGCATTTTTCTATCGGGATCGCAAGGGCATAGCCTGCGCCCAGCAAATGCTGGCCGCAACCATGCTTCGAAGCGTGTCAGAAGCCCCCCATAAAAATAAAATGACGAATCTTGAGAGTTTTACAAGATCTAAAAAAAGCACTTGACGATTCAAAATGCCACTAACTAAACTTCGGCCCATCGAGACCCGCCAAACAGGAAGTTTTAAAATGATGGACGCCGGACCAAAAAAAACAGAGCTGATCGAAGAGGCACACAGTCTCGGAAATAAGTTCATATTTTTGATGGGTGCGTCAGCCTCAGAGCTTCAACTGTCTGAGCGCGCTAAAAATGGCTTTTTAGAAATTAGTGCTGATGTTATAAGACATTTCAGCGAATTTGAGATTAAATTGAAAAAACTATAAGGCGAGCTGAGTGCCCAGTTGATCGAATAGCTCGCGTTGTTGAGCTCGGGTAAGGTCGCGAAGTCGATCAAATACTAGGCGATCACACGATTGGGCAGAAGGGCTCAAGGTGTGAGAAAAAGTGAGGTTGGCTACCCACGTATGGCCACACGCCGCGTCACCACATTGGCAGTAAAGCTTGGCAAACTCTTTCGATAGATCATCTCGCGAAGCGATTCGTCCTTTACTGCCACACTCTTTGCAATACACCCGCATAACGCCCCTTCCCCAAGGTTCCATATAAGGCACTATTTTGCCACAGCGTGTGGTGCTTTACTTATTTCCTGCCCCTTATATCAAGGGGACTCCTTGGCTGCTGGCGCCTCCCGCCAGCCAATCCACCGATCTGGCCTCAACGAGTCGTTGAGCTGATTGAATAGCTGGCAGATCGGACGAATCTCGTTGCTGGTGTACACCTGATCGATCTTCTCTATATCGCCAAAGCCTGCGTTGTTTTCCGGGATGATGCCGGCCAATGCGGGGTTCATGCGCCAGGCGGCGATCACGTCGTTGCGCGTGATGTTCTTGACCTTCTCCAGCTCGTCTTTGGCTTGGAAATCCCCGACTGGAATGATCTGGATTGCCTTCTCGGTGCCACCTGGGATGTTCACGAACAACGAGCGGAAGTTGCCCACGCCCTTGCTTGCGCTGATTTGTTCGCGCAAAGACTCTTCGTCGTCCTCAGTCAGGTTTGGGTCGTTGGTGTAGAAGATGTAGCCTGCATGGGCGCCGTTGCTGTAGTAGCGCCGACGGAAGAGGGTAGCGGCCTCATTGAGCAGCAGCGCCTGCATGCCGCCTAGGTACTCAGGCACTCCGTAGATGTTTTGTTCCACGTCATAGTTCATGACGTGCTCAACCTCGTCTTCGTTGAACTCCAACTCTTTGCCGTCTTTCTGCAGCATCACAAACCCGCCACCCACTTTGACCCTCATGTTGATCGCCGGTAGGTGGTCCATCTCCAACACCTGGCCGAACGCATTGCGGTTACGGCGGAAATACGCCTCGCCGAACACCATAAAATCCAGCGCTGCGCAGCTCATGGTCTTGATCGAGCAGCCTTTAGACGATACGAACTCACGCAGCAACAGGTTGCGTTTGAACCCCGGAATGGCGCCGTGGTGCGCGTTGGCGCGCAGCAGTTTGGCCAGGCCTTGGCGTGACACCGGTGGTGTGTAGGTTCGTCCGTCGTGGGTGGCGAACACGCCCAAATAGTGCCCGATGTTTTCGGTCAGAACCTGTTCCGGTGCACCGAATGAAAACGTCCGCATCGGACCGGTTGCCGGTGGTTGCTGCTGGTTTTTTGATGGTTTGGCCATGGGTGCTTGATCCGCTAAATGTGTAGCGGCTGCGCCGCTGCTTGTTGGTGTTGAGAGGCTCATGGGCCAAGGCGTGCATGATCGCCCAGGCAATATCGGCATGACCGGAGGCGTCGGTTCGTGACGCGCTGTAGGTCACTTGACCACCGCCAGTGGTGCCGCGCTTGATCGTCAGGAACGCCTGAGCAATATCGTTCCAGCCGGCGTCCCACTCAATGCGGCTGCCCTGAATCGTGTCCTGTGCCTTGAGCACCAGGGTGTTCTTGGTTTCGAGGCTGTAGTGGATCGAGGTCGCACGCGGGTAGAAGTCGCGCACCAGGTCGAACACGCCATAACCGATACCGGTGGTATCGATACCGATATGCTGCACATTGAAGCGCTCGGTGAGTTTTTTGACCTGGTCGGCCTGGTACTTGAACGATTGCCCCCGCCAGCTGTGCTTCTCCAGGATTCGGAACTTGCCGCCGTCCTCGAGCGGCGGGGCGATAACCACGCAACTCGCATCGTCGCGGGTGCGGCTGGGGTCGTAACCGATCCAGACGGGGCTGTTGCCAAAGGGGCGCGGATCGTCGGGGTCGTAGTCGGTCCACAACGACAGGTCGGAATAACAGCGCTCCAGGTCGACCAGGGAAAAGGCGCTCTGTGTGCTGTCGATGAACTTGCACATGAACAGCTGTTGAAATTTGTCCTCGTCGTACTCCAGCTGCAGCTGCTCGAGGTCGAACAGATCGCAGCCGCCGGTGATGGCGTCGAGGATGGTGATGACCTTGCGCCATTGCCCATCCGGACATAGCGAGCCAGCCGCGGCTTGGGCTTCGCTGGGCCACGGATCCTTGGCGTTTTTGCGCTTGCTGTTGCGAAACTTCTCGCCGGTCCAGAACGGGTAGGCCTGGTGCGAAACCGCGCTGGGCGTTGAGAAGTAAGTCTTCCGCCACTTCTTGTGTGTGGCCATGGCACTGGCGACGGTGTTGAGCTTTTCGAAGTCGCGGATCCAGAAATATTCGTCCACGTAGACGTGGCCATGATGACCCTGTGCGGTGCTGCTGTTGGTGCTGAGGAAACGCAACTCAGCCCATGGCTTGCCGTCTTTGCTCAGGACGATCGGGTTACCGGTCAGCTCCAGGCCGAACCATTCCTGTGCGAACGACACGATGTAACTGCGGAAAATCTCTGACTGGGCACGGCTGGCCGACAGGAAGATCTGGTTGTCACCGGTCAGCACGGCGTCCATGAACGCTTCGCCAGCGAAGTAGTACGTTAGGCCCACCTGGCGGCTTTTGAGGATGTTCCGGATCCGGCTTGTCAGCGGGTTCTGTTTGGCGGCAAATAGCTCCTTCTGGTAGCCGTACATTTTGCTGATGAACTTGTCGAGGAAGTTCACTTCGGTCAGTTCGCCGACTTCGTTTTTTGGCTTCTTCTCGCGCTTCTTCCCGCCCTTGTCGTTGCGATCACCTCGCTCCCGGCGCTCGTTCCGTTGTCCTTCTTTATGCTGTCCATCGTCCGCTGATGGGTCACCAATCGGCGCCGGTACCGGTTTCGCGGATTGCTTCAACAGTCGATCGCGGATGGTAGTCAGGCGATCGAGCTCGTCCAGGTCGCCCTTGGTCAATGACGTGGATTTGTCCAGGAGGAGGGTGATTCGCCGGCCGACGGCCGTCAGCGGTTCTTCGTCCGACAGCATGTCGTCCCACTCACCCTGGCGGATCCAGTAGTAAATGATTCGGATGTTGGGCAGGGACAGTTGCGCCTGAATTTCACGCGGCTTGCAGCGGCGCAAATAAAGGCGTTTGGCGGCTTCTTTAAGTTCGGGGGAGTAGGGCATGGCCGCAGTCTATGCGGCGAAAACGCTAGAAACGCGGGGTTAAAATCCTTGTTCCGCCTATATCGGCGAAATAGGACCAATGCAAAAGTGAACCGTTTGTTTGGTGGTCAGCCGGTGCATATCGTGGCGGCTCAAATCACCGATTGAGCGCAGTTATCGCCCATGCCCCGTTCCCTTGTTTCGTTCTGGAAACGTGTCGCCACCAGCGGCACCACCGCTGATGGTCGCGAGATCCTTCCCCAGGAACTGCGTGATATCGCTGAGACCTACAGCCCGACCAAATACACGGCGGTGATCTGGTGTGAGCACGAACGCTGGCCCGGTTCCTACGGGACTGTCTTCGCGGTACGTCTGGTTGAAGAGGCTGATGACCTTGAACCTGGCCAAGTCGGTTTGGAAGCCCAGCTCAAGCCTAATGACAAGTTGCTCTGTCTCAATGACCAGGGCGAGAAACTGTTCACCAGCATCGAAATTACCCCGAACTTCGCAAACAGCGGCAAAGCCTACCTGTCCGGCCTTGCCGTGACCGATTCGCCGGCCAGCCTGGGTACCCAGGAACTCTACTTTTCCCGCAAAACCGGCGAACCCGTGCATTACGCCGCGTCTGTCCCTCTTGGCGTGCTGGGTGATGAGGAGCCCAAAGGCGAAATCGGCAAGTTGAACAACCTGCTGACCCGCCTTTTCAAGCGCTTCGCTGTTGACAACACCACCACCGAAACGACCCAGACCACTCCCACCGAGAGCAAACCCCCAATGGATGAAGCTACAGCCAAGGCGTTAAAGGCCTTGATCGAACAACTTGGCCTCGTCGTCACCGGCCTCGCCGCTGTGATCGAACCGGCGACTGCTGAAGTCGCCGACCCGGCTACCACTGAAGTCGATGACGTGAAAGATGCCGTCGACGCCATCGTGACTGGGGCCGAAGCGGATCGTGAGTTCGCCAAGAAGGGCGGCGACAGCAAGCGTCTCGATCGCATCGAAGCGCTGCTGGAAAAAGCCTTCAACACCACCACCGGTCAGCCTTTGCCGAAAACCACCGGTTCCACCGAAATCAAAAAGCGGGTGCTGTGACATGAGCCAGCAATCTTTGAGCAATCGTGCTCTGAAGCAATACGCCTCGCTACGTGAAGCGATCGCCGAGACCTACGGTGTCGACGTGACTCGACAATTCAACGTCGAACCGAGCATTGCCCAGGAATTGAACGACAAGATCACCGAACGTGCGGATTTCCTCGAGCGCATCAACGTTGTGCCGGTAACTGAAATCAAAGGCGAAAAGGTCATGTTCGGTGTGAATGGTCCAGTGACCAGCCGCACTAACACCAAGACCACCGACCGTGAAGCCAAGGACGTTTCCGACCTGAACGGTCTGGGCTACGAGCTGTTTCACACTGAGTCGGACGTGGGCCTGCCGTTCGCCAAGATCGACAGCTGGGCGAAGTTCCCGGACTTTGCCGATCGCTACTCGGCGGCAGTGCAGAAGCAAATCGCCCTGGATCGAATCATGATTGGCTGGCATGGCGTCACCGCTGCGGCCCAGACCAACCTGACCACCAGCCCGATGCTGCAGGACGTCAACAAAGGTTGGCTGCAACTGGCACGCGAGCAGATCCCTGAGCAGGTGCTTGAAGAAGGCGCGACCCCAGGGAAAATCACCCTCGGTGCTGGCGGTGACTACGAAAACCTGGACGCCCTGGTGCATGACGTCAAACAGATGATCAGCTCGGTATTCCGCGATGGCGGTGACCTGATTGCCATCGTTGGCAGTGATCTGTTGGCGAGCGACAAGGCCAAGCTTTATTCCAATCAGGCCGGCAAACCGACCGAAAAGGAACGCATCGAAAGCGCCCAGGTCATTGCGACCTACGGCGGTCTGCCAACCTTCACTGTGCCGCACTTCCCGGTCAATGCCGTGGTCGTCACCAGTTGGGACAACCTGTCGATCTACTTCCAGGACAGCAGCTGGCGTCGTCACCTGATCGAGAACCCGAAGCGCTCCCGCGTCGAGGATTACAACGGCCGCAACGAAGGCTACGTGATCGAGCAGCTGGAGAAATTCGCGGCTGCTGAAAAAGTGGAGCTGATCTGATGAGCCTGGCACTGGCGCATAAGCGCCGAGTTCTGGCGGAAGGTCCAGCTGCGCGCGTCGGCGCCGAAGCATCGGTCTATTCCGCTGCTACCGCGCTGTCCAGCCCAGCCAACGCCAAAAAACACTTGAAGCTGATGGAAGACGCATTGGCTCAGGATCTGGAGCGCCTGGGCGAGATGGACAATCACGGCCTACGTCAGCAGCTCAAGCGTGACGAGCTGCTGCCCAAATACCTGGACTACGTGCAGCGCTACCGCGATTCCGGATTGAGTTTCCCTAACTCGGTGGTGACGCAGGTCCTGGTGTGGTTGTTCGACACCGAGCAATTCGAAGCGGGCCTGGACCTAGCGACCTTCGCCATGGAACAAGGCCAGCAAATGCCTGAGCGCTTCAAGCGCAACGTGCAGACCTTTGTCGCGGATGCAGTGATCGAGTGGGCTGAGGCTGAGCAGAAGGCTGGCCGTAGTCCTGAACCATACCTGTCCGACCTGCTGCCACGTGTGGATGACGAGTGGAAGCTCACTGAGCAGATCCCGGCCAAGTACCACAAGTTGATCGGCATCCGAGCCTTGGACGCCAGGGACTGGGCGAAGGCTATCACTCACTTCGAGCGCGCTTCTGAGTTGCACGACGGCATTGGAGTGGGCACCCGCCTGGAAGGCGCTCGCAAGGCACTGGCAAAAGAACTGGCTAACAAAGCCGCCGAATAACCGACTACCCCCCCGGCGAGAAACTGTGGATGTGAGCCAACCATTTATGGCCCTGACCCACTGAAGCAGTTTTCCCGCCCCTATTCGAGTGCCCAGCAATGAGCTTTTCCGGGAAACCCAACACCTTTGTGGAGCAAGCGATAGAGAACGACGGCTTCTGGCCGAACCTCTCCTTGGCTGAGTTTCAGAAGGGTTACCGCCTGCCGGCGGAGTACCTGGTAGACATGCTGGCCACTGATCTGACCACGGCGATGATCGAGGTCAACCGTGACCTCGCCAAGCGCAAGGCTGATTGGCAAACCGCGGGCGTTTCCTCCGTGGAATCTGCTGACCCTATGGTGCTGCCGGAGCGCACATTTCACGCAGCGACGTATAAGCGCGCCGTGTATTGCCGCGCCAAAGCCAGCTTGCTGACTCAGTTCGCCACCGTGACCCGCCGAGAAAGTGCGGAAAACACCGGCAAAGAACTGCCCGAGCGTGGTGAAACCTTCCTGGAGTTCAGCCAACAGTCCATTCGTTCGCTGCAGGGCCGTAGCCGCATCACGGCGGTACTCCTGTGATCAAGCTTCGTGCCCTCACCAGCTTCCTGATCGAGCGCCAGTTGGTGCTGCCTGAACAACTCGACAGCTGGACCGACCAGGTGAACCTGGAGCTGATCTGGAAGCCGGACGTGGCCGGCCTGCACATGGGTGATATGCGCTATCGCGCGGTCATCATCATGGAGCGCTTCGCCGATCACCCCGGCCGGCTGATGGCATTGGTGGGCAGTTGGCTGGCCAGCAATGACCCCGATCGCGATGAGGATCTGGCCGCGCCGGCGTTCGCCATCGAGATGCTCGACCAGGACTTGGCCGACGTCGAAATCACCCTCGAATTTATTGAGCCGCAGTATCTCGCCGAAGATCCAGCCGGCGAGATCGAGGCGTTCGGCACCACTTGGTCATTCATCCCATTTGACCTGTGGGTCGCGGAGCAGGGCGAGGTGGCCACCCATGGCGCGTAGCACCTTTGAACTGGACGTGCGCGGCCAACTGGGCGTGCGTGAGCAACTGGCATTGCTCAGCCTGCCGCCGCAATTGCGCCGGCGGCTGCTGAACAACGTCAGCAAGCGCGTACGCACCATGAGCCGTAAGAACATCCGCGAACAGCGCAACCTGGACGGTTCGCCCTTCGAAGCTCGCAAGAATCCGGAGAAGGGCAAGAAGAAGATGGAAGCCGGCCTGGGCAAGCTGCTGCAGGTCACCAGGGTGACGCCTGACCAGGCTGTCCTGGGCTGGCGCAATGCGCTGACCAGTTGGGTCGCTGCCCAGCAGCATAACGGCACATCCGAACGCCGCACCGCTGCCCAGATGAAGCGCTGGAACCGGGTACCTGAAGGCCTGGCCGCTACCGAAAAGCAGGCCAAGCGCCTGCGTCGGTTGGGCTTCAAGGTGCGCCAAGCGGGCAAAAAGAGCCTGAGCCGGCCGCCGGTGGCCTGGATCCTGGAGCATGTGAACTACGCCCAGGCAGGGCTGCTGATTCGCATCCTCAGCGAAGAACAATCCGAATCAACCGGCAAGCAAAGCTGGGAAATCACCCTGCCCAAACGCCAGTTCCTCGGCGCAAGCACCGAGCGCGACACCCGTCTGCTGCTCAACCAGGTGCTGCAACAAATCCTCAACTCACCCCGCTAGCGAGGCACTGCATGGCACTCGGCAAAGTCAGCGTCAACAATCTCAACCTCGGCCAGGGTGCCGTGACCGAGATCGAGCGCTATTTCCTCTTCATCGGTCCAGGCGCCAAAAACGTCGGCCAGCTCATTCCGCTCAACACCCAGAGCGACCTAGCCGTCCAGCTGGGCATTCCCGACAGCAGCCTGAAAACCCAGGTCACCGCTGCCCGTGCCAATGGTGGCGACCGCTGGGCTTGCCTTGCCGCGCCGATCGCGGCCGATGGCAACTGGCAGGACGCACTGACTCACGCTCAGCAGCAAGGCTATTCGGTCGAGGCGATCATCATCACCAAGCCGGTGACCACTGGTGCCGAGCTGACCGCCATGCATGACGCGGCTGTGGCTCTGAACAACACCTACGGTCGCCGCGCCTTTGTGATTGCGGCCACCGCCGGCATCCAGCTGGTGCAGACCTGGACGCAGTACCTGGCCGAACAACGCCAGATCACCGACAGCATCGCGGCACCGCGTGTGTGTGTCGTGCCGCTGCTGCACGGCAACGACCAGGGCGTGCTGGCAGGCCGCCTGGCCAACGCGGCCGTGAGCATTGCCGACAGCCCCATGCGTGTGGCCACCGGTGCCGTGCTTGGCCTGGGTGCTGTTCCGGTCGACTCCGAGTCGATCCCGTTGTCCTCCGCGATCCGTGCCGAGCTGGACACTGCGCGTTTCTCTGTCACTCAGACCTATCCGGACTACCCCGGCGTGTTCTGGGCCGACGCCAACATGCTTGATGCCCCAGGCAGTGACTACCAGGTGATCGAGCACCTGCGCCTGGCCGACAAGGCTGCGCGGAAGGTGCGGATCCTGCTGATCCAGCGGGTGGGCGATCGCCGCCTGAACAACACGGCCAACAGCATGGCCGCCAACACCAGTGCGCTGATGGCGCCGCTGCGGGCCATGGCCAAGTCGGTGACCTTCGCAGGCCAAGTGTTCCCCGGCGAGATCCAGCCACCCAAGGACGGCGACATTGTCCTGGTCTGGCAGAGCAAGACCAAGGTCGAGGCCTACATCACGCTGCGGCCGCACAACTGCCCCAAGGATCTGACGGCCAACATCGCCCTCGATCTTTCCACCGACGATTCGGAGTAATCCCGCATGTCTGCACGCATTGGCGGCAAAAACTTCGACGTGAACCTGGGCGACAGCTTGATTCACGTCCAAACATGCACCCTGGATATCACCGACAACACCGCCGTGGCGCAATCGCGAGGCGTGCCCAATGGGCACGTTGACGGCGACGTGGCCGCCGGCGGCGAGATGGAATTCGACACCGCCAACTTCAACCTGTTGATCGACGCTGCGCGCACTGCCGGCAGTTTCCGGGCGCTGGAAACGTTCGACATGGTGTTCTTCGCCAAGACCCCCGTGGACGAGCTGCGGGTGGAGGCCTTCGGTTGCAAGTTACGCGTATCGAGCCTGCTCAACATCGACACCAAAGGCGGGGAGACGTCCAAGCACAAGGTGCCGTTCGACGTCACCAGCCCGGACTTCGTCCACATCAATGGCGTGCCTTATCTCGACTCTACCGAGATTGAGGGGCTGAGCTGATGACTTGCCCGTTCGATCGTGCCCAGGCAACGGAGCAACGCCAACGTGACCAGGCGATTGCCGCCCAGTTGGCCCAGCCGCGCCCGAACGGGCCAAGCCGTAGCGAATGCCTGGACTGTGACGGCAAGATCCCAAAAGCGCGCCAGGCGCTCGGCGGGATCTTGCGTTGCGTGCCATGCCAGTCAATTTTTGAGAAAGAGGTTCGCCGATGAGCACGAATCAGGCCGCTCAGGACACCGCCATTGCATTCGTAAAGGCGTCACCGGCAATCGGCGTGGCCGCTACCGGTGCGACAGGTGCCGTCGACTGGTCGGCAGTGGCCTACATGCTGACCGCGCTCTATATGGTGCTGCAGATTCTGCTGTTGGTCCCCAAGTACCGTCAGATGCTGCGCGACTGGAAGCGCAAGTTATGAACCTGCGTAACAAGATCGCCACCGGCGCCATTGTCATGGCCAGCGCCTCTTTGGTCGGCCTCCTGGGCAAGTGGGAAGGCAACGGCCAGAACGTCGTCTATGCCGACAAGCTGGCCCGTGGTCTGCCTACGGTGTGCAAGGGCATCACCCGCCACACCAGTCCTTACCCAGTGATCGTCGGTGACTATTGGTCAACGACTCGTTGCGCCGAGGTGGAGCAGCTGGTGATTGAGAAGGGACAGCTTGCCTTGGCGGACTGCCTGACCAACCAGCAAATCGGGCAGCACACTTTTGATGCCCTGAGCAGTCATGGCCACAACGTGGGCGTGCCCAGCACCTGCGCCAGTCGTGCAGTGGGCCTGATCAACGCCGGACGCGTTGCCGAAGGCTGCAAGGCCTTGGCCTGGGGGGCTGATGGCAAAACCCCAGTCTGGGCGTATGTCACCGATGCCCAGGGCCGCAAGGTGTTCGTGCCTGGGTTGCACAACCGGCGCTTGGCGGAAGCGGAGCTTTGCATTCAATGACTATTTCCCCCGTGCGGCTGGCGCTTTTCGTGCTCCTGGTCGGGCTGTTGGCTTGGGTCGGTTTCGACCTGGTGGCAGATCAGCGCGACGACGCTCGCCGCGAGCGCGACACCGCCCAGGGCGAGCTTTCCGGGCTGCGTGAGGCCGCCAAGGTCAGCGGCGAGATGTTGGCCAATCGCGATGCAATCGACCTGCAGCGTACCCAGGAGCTAAACGATGAGAAAGACAACAACCTTCGCCTGCAGCGCGCTGTTGACGATGGCCGTCAGCGGCTGCGTGTCAAAGCCACCTGCCCAGCCGCAGTGCCCACCGATTCCGGCGCCGGCAGCCTGGCTGATGCAGGAACCGCCGAACTCGCAGCAGACGCTCGATCGGATTATTTCACCCTCCGAAACCAGCTCGCCCTGACCCGATCGATGGTGCTGGGCCTGCAGGACCACATTCTCAAGGTCTGCCAGCGATAGCCGCTGTGGACCTCCTTAAACCTGAACCAATGGAACAACAGCCATGACCGAACGCCGCGAAATCACCCTGGAAGTGGGCGAGCAGGAATTCAACTTCACCCTGACTCCGCAGGACGTGACCAAGTACTTCAACAGCATGACCGCCAACAACAAGGTCTCGCCCTCGCACAACCTCCTGGTCGGCACCGTGCACCAGGACGAGCGCGCCACCCTCAAGGAGCTTCTGAAAAACCCGGTCATGACCATGCAACTGGTGGGCTCGCTGCTCGAGGAGTATGCCCCTGACATCGACATCATCGTAAAAAAGCGCTCAGCCACGCTGAGCGCCTGAAGGAAGACGGCCTGGGCCAGTTGATGGCCCTGACCAACCGCTGGCTACCTGGTGCAGAGCCCACGATCGAAAACATGGGCACTGCCAAGTGGTTGGAAGACGAACACTGGAAACGCATGGAGATCGCCGTCGCCAACGGCATTGCCCATGCGTTTAACGGATAGAGAACCATGGCAGATCGCAGCTCCCGTCTCGACTTCATCCTTGCCCTGACTGACAAGGTCACCGCGCCGTTGGCCAGGGTGAAAATGAGTTTTTCCGAGCTCGCGGATCAGAGTGAGGAGAACATCAAGCAGATGGGCGTCGGCCTGGCCGGTGTCTGGGGCGCGGCCACGGGTATCACTGAATCACTGGAGCCTGCCTTGGAGATGAATCGCGCCCTGGGCGAGGTTCGCTCCCTGGGCGTGGCCGAGGACGCGCTGACTTCGCTGCAGGAGAAGTCCCTGCAGTTTTCCGTCGCCTACGGTGAGAACGCTCAGGCCTTCGTGGCCTCGGCGTACAAGATCGATGGCGCGATCAAGGGCTTGGCCGGCAACCAGTTGGCGGTGTTTACCAACACCAGCAACCTGCTGGCCAAGGCCACCAAGTCCGACGCCGACACCATGAGCGACTACGTCGGCACCCTTTACAACCTGCAGAAGACCCAGGCGGACGCTATGGGCAGGAACACTTGGGTGGAGATGCTGGGCGGACAGACAGCGCTGGCCGTGCAGCTGTTCCGCACCGATGGCGCCCAGTTGAAAGATGCCTTCAAGGAAGTCGGCGCGATCGCCACCACCGCCGGCGTGGACCTGGCCGAGCAGATGGCGGTGATCGGCTCGCTCAGCAGCACCATGGAAGGCGGCGATGCCGGCGGCCGCTACAAGGCGTTCTTCGAGAACATCGGAGCGGCCTCCGAAAAGCTGGGCATGAAGTTCACCGACCAACAGGGCAAGGCCCTGCCGATGCTGGACATCCTGGCCAAGTTGGAAGGCAAGTACGGCGACCTTACCAGCGCATCCGCTGGCGCCAAGCTGATGGAGGCGTTTGGCGGGGAGGGCGCGCAGGTGATCGGCGCCTTGGCCAAGGACACTGACCGGCTGCGTAAGGGTATCGACCAGTTGGGGAAAGTCCGCGGCTTGGAGAACGCCGAACGCATGGCCAAGGCCATGGTGGACCCGTGGCAGCAGTTTGGCGCGGCGGTGCAGGCACTGCGCATCGTCTTCGGCCAGGCGTTGATTCCGATGCTTGCGCCACTGATGGAGCGCCTGACGGGGATCGCCGGCACGCTGCTGCGCTGGTCTCAGCTGTTCCCGAACATCACGCGGGTGGTTGGTATCACCGGGCTGACGGTGTTGGGTCTGATCGCTGGTATGGCCTTGCTGACCTTCACCGTGGGGGCCAGCAAGATGGTCTGGCTGTCCATGCTCACCATCTGGAAGGTGCTGACCTGGACCGGTTTCAAAAGTATCGCGATGTTCCTCTATCACGTGGTCATGATCGCGGCCTTCACCGTGGGGCTGATTTCAATGGTCGCCTGGATGGGCCTGGTTCGCGGTGCGATGTTGCTGTGGCAGGCGGCGATCTGGCTCACCAATGGTGCGCTAATGGCCAACCCGGTCCTGTTGATTGTCCTGGGCGTTGTCGCCCTGGTCGCAGCCGTGGCCGCCGCCATTTACTACTGGGACGATTGGACCACCGCGCTGATGAACACGGAGGCGTTCCAGTGGGTGGTCGACCAGTTGCAGGCCGTATCGGACTGGTTCGGCAGCATGGGTGGTTGGTCCAGCATGGCCAAGGCTGCCTGGGACGGCATCGCGTCGATCTTCCAGAACGCGATCAATGGCTTGGTCGAGATGCTGAACAAGATCCCCGGCGTGAGCATCGACGCGCGCCTGGGCAGTCTGGCCGATTCGCTGCCTGACGGCGGCGATCGCGCCATGGCAGCCAAGGAATCGATGAACAGCAGCGTGGGCAGCCTCTCGCCGAACCGGCCGACTGCCGTACCCCAGGGCGGTCTGCTCAAGACCATCCAGAACACCACCCAAACCCAGAACAAGGGCACCCACGTGGAGAAGGTCGAGATCCACACGGCTAAGCCCATGACCCCGATGGAGCTGGAAAACATGATCAGTATGGGGGTGGCCGGATGAGCCTCTATATCGACCTGCTGATTACCAACAACGACCTGACCTTGGACCCGTCCAACCAGCCGCTGCTGGTCGAGGACCGGGCCAGCATCGCCCAGGACATTGCCCACATGATCCGCGAGAGCGGCCTGTTGGTGACGCTGGTCGCCGAGCGCGATCGCTTTCGCCAGGCCGACTGCATCCAGCAGCTGGAGCTGCTGGTGGAGACCGATGAACGTCTGGTACCGGGCACCGTCCGGATCATCACCCAATCCCCTGGCCAGTACCTGGTCACCGCAAAAACCGTAGCATTCGGAGCTGTCGAGGTGGTGTTGTGAGCGACGTAGATTTCAAGCAAGCGCTGGCCGATGCCGGTATCCCGACCACCGAGGCAAAACTGCGCCAGTCCTGGGAGGCGGAAGTGGTCGCCCAAGGCAGCAAACTGAGCAACACCAGCGCCTGGTCGCCGTTCTGGCGGGTAGTCACCGCCCTGGTGACCAAGCCAGTGATGTGGCTGATCGAGTTCCTGGTAGTCACCGTGCTGCCGAACTTTTTCGTCAAGACCGCTAACGATGGCTGGCTGGACATGCTGGCCTGGGCCGTCAACGTCACCCGCAAGCCATCCACCAAAGCCGAAGGGCTGTTGCTGTTCACCCGCAGCGCGATCGCCGGCACGCTCGAAGTGCCTGCCGGTACCCGGGTGCAGTCGATCGCCATCAATGGCAACGTCTACGAGCTGCTGACCCGCACTGCAGCGACCTTTGCCGATGGAGCGGCCCAGTTGCTGATTCCGGCCGTGGCGAAAGAAGCCGGCAGTGGCTTCAACCTGGCGCCCGGTTATTTCTCCATCCTGCCGGAGCCGGTACCGGGTGTTGTCCAGGTGGTCAATGCGGATGGCTGGTTGACCCTGCCTGGGGCCGACACCGAGAGCAATGACGATCTGCGCCTGCGCACGCGCAACCAATTTTCGGCCGTCAACCAGTGGCACACCGATGCCGTCTACCGCGCCATGATCGCCAGCTTCCCGGGTGTCCAGGCCGATGGCGTCTACTTCGAGCACAACGCGCCCCGGGGCCCCGGCAGCGCCAATGCCCTGGTGCTGTTTGAGGCGGATGCGCCGGCGATCACTTACCTGGAAACAATCAACGCTTACATCCGCGACCAGGGCAACCATGGCCACGGCGATGACCTCCTGGTGCAGCAGATGCCGGAGACCTTGCACACCGTCAGTCTGACGATCTGGCCGAAGGCTCAGGTGGGCATTGAGCAGCATGCCGCACTGCTCAGCGACATCGAGCTGTTCATCCGTGCTGCCTTTCGCGAAAGCACGACCAGTGACTACCAGCCCACCGTCACTTACCCACAGTCGCGGTTTTCCTTCAGCCGCCTGGGCGAAGAGCTGCATGAACAGTTCTTGGGCATTGACTCTTTGCGCTTCGAGAACAACGACATCATCTCGGAATTGACCATCCCGCGCCTGTCCGGAGTCGAGGTGGCCATCGGTGCTTAAGTTGAGTTTGCCGTTTTGGCTGGATGGCCCGGAGCTGGCCAAGCTCAAGGCCGCCGCGCAGTCCTGGTGGAGCAAGGTTGAAGGCTGGGTGAACTGGCCCCTGCTGCAGCTGGACGCCGAGACCTGCCACCTGTCCGTGCTCGATCTGCTGGCGTGGCAGCGCGATATCCAGCGCTTCCACGGCGAGCCCGAGCGCTTGTATCGGTTACGGGTGAAGTACGCCTTTATCAACGCCGTCGACGCAGGCAGCACGGCTGGCATGGTCCGGATCTTTCAGCGGCTAGGCGTCGGCTATGTCGAGATCGAGGAGCGCATGCCCGGGCTGGATTGGGACGTGGTGCTGTTGCACCTGACCGACAGCCAACTGAGCGAAAACCCAGTCCTGCTGCGCGTGCTGATGCAGCAGTACGGCCGCACCTGCCGCCGCTATGACTTCGTCACCATCACCCCGGTGACCCTGAGGTTTGGCGTGGCCCACTTCAACGATGACCAGCAAACGCTGATCGCCGCCCTGGACGAGCGAACGCCTCGCCTGGTGCAGATCAACGAGCTGGCCATCGTGACCATTGTTACTGACCCCCTTTAGGAGCACCCATGGGAGCAAGCATTACCCTCGCCGGCGAAAGCCTGATCGCCCAGAAACAAGGGGCGCAGGAAGTCCTGGAGGTTGCGCGCTTCGTCCTGGCGAACGTGCCTGGTCTGGATCCGACCAGTGTGGTCGATCGCGCCGCCGGCAAGCCGCCTGCCGCGCAGATCGTTTACACCGCCAACGTCAACCGCAAAGGCTATGTCAGCCCGCGCCAGGTGATCTACAGCTTGATGGTCAGTTCCGACATTGGCGACTGGGACTTCAACTGGATCGGTCTGGAGACGGCTGAAAACGTGCTGTTCGCCGTGGCCTACGTGCCGCTGCAGCAGAAGCGCAAGAACATCCCGCCGGAGCAGATCGGCAACAACCTCACCCGCAACTTCCTGGTGGAGTTCACTGGTGCCCAGGCCTTGACCGGCATCGTGGTGGACGCGAGCACCTGGCAGCATGACTTCACCGTGCGACTCAGCGGCATCGATACCCGCGAGCGGTTGAGCAACCGCGACGTGTTTGGCCGCGCCTGCTTCCTGGCTGACAGCCTGCAGATGGAGCGCAACGCTTTTGACCTGTTCCAGATCAAGGCCGGGGTGGCCTACGTTGAGGGCATCCGGGTCCAGTTGACTGAACCTATGCTAACCCAGCTTCCCGCCTTGCCCGCCAAGGCCTGGCTAGATGTGTCGCTGACGCGAGTCGCCAGCGATGTGGTCGCTACCTGGCAGGTGGTGTTCGGCGATGCAAAGTCGGACTACCAGGACAACAACAGTGTCCAGCACTACCTGGTGGAGCTGGCCAGCGTGGCCACCTCGGGCGAGATCACCGACCTGCGGACCAGCCAACCCATCACGCAGGAATTGGTGAAGCACTTCGCCGCCCGCGTCGGTGACTATCCGCAGCTGCGTGCTCGAGCAACCACCAAGGAAGACGTGGATTTGGGCGAACTGCCCAACGCCAAGAGCGATGATCCGGCGACAGACAGCAGTGACATTCTGGCGACCACCAAGGCGCTCAGCGCGCTGCGCAAGCTGATCGATGGCGCACAGGTTGGCCTAATCGGTTCATTCGCCATGGCCACTCCACCAGATGGCTGGTTGCGGGCCAATGGTGCAGCGGTGTCCCGCGCTGTCTACGCGGCATTATTCGCCAAGATCGGCACGACCTACGGTGCCGGCGACGGCGTGAGCACGTTCAACCTGCCGAATCCACGCGGACGTTTTCTGCGCTTTTTGGATGATGGTCGAGGTGTCGACGCTGGTCGGGCGCTGGGGAGCGAGCAGGACGGTGCCATCCAGAGCCACACCCACACAGCCAGCTCCGCCGGCGCCGGCGGCCATACACACGGTGCTTCGAGCGACGTCCAGGGCGCGCACACCCACAACGTCCACTACGGCGACCTAACTCCGGACGGTGCGGACTGGGGCACTCCGGGAGAACCGCGAAACCCGCTGAACGGGACTGACGCCCCTGCCTTTGCAACCACCACCACATCAGCAGGCGCGCATGCGCACAACATCACCATAAATGCTGTGGGCGACCACTTGCACGCTATCACCGTCAACGCCACCGGCGGCAACGAAACGCGCCCCACCAACATCGCGTTCCTCGCCTGCATCAAGTACTGAGACCTGCCATGAAGACCAAGATCGTTTTCCAAACCGACCAGTTGGGTATCTACATCGGTGAAGCCGTGGCCGACGCATCGCCACTGGAGCCCGGGGTGTGGTTGATTCCTGCGCACTGCGTGGAAGTCAAACCGCCGGTTATTCCCGAGCGCAAGGCCGCGCTGTGGGACGGTGAGCGCTGGCAGTTGATTGACTCCTATCAGGGGTTGACCGCGTACAACACCAAAACCCGCGCCCCGATCGTGGTCGATCGCCTGGGCTCCTTGCCGGCTGGTTACACTCTCGAAGTGCCAGGCCCGGGGCAGATCTGGACCGGTGACCGTTGGATTGACGACATCCCGGCGGTGGTTGAGCTGCGGTACCAAGAACAACTGCAGTCCGTGAACATCGCCTGCCAGCGCGAGATAACCGGTGGCTTCTGGTCCATCGCCCTGGGCGAACGCTACCGCTACACCACCGAACTGGACGACCAGGTCAACCTCACTGGCATGGCTCTGCGTAGCTTGAACGGACCCTATGCCTGCTACGACGAGCAGGGCATCAAAGCCTTCCGGCCGCACACCGCTGCCCAGTTGCGTCAGGTCAGTGACGAGTTCACCGAGTTCAAAATGCTGCGTCTGCAGAAGGTGGCCGACTTGGCCATGCAGTTGGAGGCCGCACGCCTAGAGCAGGATCTGGACACGATCAACGCCCTGACGTGGGAGTCGTTGCCGGTATGACCTGGACCAACGTCACGATGCGCTGGCCCGAGCAGTCCACCCAGTGGCTGAGCGATCTTGACGCGGCCAAGACGCTGGCCGGCGGCGAGTTGGTCAGCACAGCGGAACGGTTGCTCAGCCTGGATTCACTGGCTACCACTCAGCCCGGACCGGTCGGCGCTGCTGCTGCAGGTGTAGTCGAATCCGGCCGTGCTGCGCTTAGCGAGTCGTTGAGCGAGGCACCGTTGTGCCTGGCCGTCACTCCATTCCAAAGCGATGTGGGCCAGGGCGTAGGCTTGCAGCGCTACCTGTCGGCCCCCAACTTGCTGCGCCACCTCGGCGCCAAGCTCGAGGACACCAGCGACGACAACCGTCCCGGCGGCGAGCAATACGCCCTGGTGGTGATGTTCATGGGCACGCGCTACGACCAGTTCGCCGCCACTCTGGGCCGATTCAATGCGCTGATGCCGATCGCGGACCTGCAGCGGGCTGAGCGGCGGGCTGAGCGACTGTTCGCCCTGGACGAGGAAAAGTGGGAGTTGCCTTCGGCTGGAACCTTGCCGCGCTGGTCAACGCTACCTCTGGAACGCAGCACGATCACCAAAGCCGCCAGCCAGAGCATGGCGGGGCAGTTGGCCGTGTTGGAAAGCTACGTGGCCGACAGCTCGCCGTTATCCGATCTGCAGGCCTTGGCCAGCCGGAAGGCCTCCCAGGCACAGGCCCGCGATCAGCAACTGGCCGACCTCAAGGCCCAGCTCGCCGGTGGTATCGCCGAATCCACGATGTGCGCCCGCCTGCTCGGACCCGGCAGCGCGGCCGAGCTGCGCCGCGATCTGCTATCCGGTGACGCTCCAGGACATGAATGGCCGCTGTCCGCCGGTGTGTTGCTGGTGGGCTCGCTCAAAGGTTTGAGTTTCGTTCGGGAGTTGGTCGGCCTATGACGCTACTCCTCGACGGTGAACAGATCCGCGGTATCGGTCTCAAGGTGACGGCCAGCCTGCGCATCGAAAGCGGCGACCTGTCTGGCCAAACCAGCAACAGCGACACCGCGCACAACGGGTTCAAGCCGAAGACGCTGACCGTTGCACTGACGATTCGCTACAAGGAAGCCGAGCAACTGCGCACCCTGATGAGCCTGGCCGAAACCACGGAAGGTGGTGGCCAGCTCAAGACCTATCGAATCGTAAACGACACCGCTGCTGCCTTCGGTGTGCGCCAGGTGCAATTCACGGACGGGGTCAGCGCTCGCGAAGATGACACCCTGGCCGCTTGGCGAATCCAGTTCACCCTGGCCGAAAAGCTATCGAACCCTGAGCGCGTCGAGACCCGCCGTGCCGGCAATGCGGTGGCCCAACAGTCTGCCCCGGGGCAGGCCGTGAGTGGCTCTGCCGGCACTGACGGCAGCGAGCCAACCCAAAGCCTGACGGGCTTCGAGGCCACCCTGAAGAAAGTCGATCAGTGGCTGGGGAGCGGCTCATGAGCATGAAGCTGCACAAGGTGCTGAGCATTGACGGCAAGGCTTACCCCCTGGTCCAGGACGATGTGCGCCTGACACTCAGCAGCCCGGGCCGGGCGACCTTCACTATCCAAGCCCCGTCCGCCGTGAAGGGTCTAGTCACCCTGGACCTGGGCTACAACGACAACCCGCTGCAGCGGCATTTTCTCGGGTACGTGGAGCGCTGCACCCAGGCTAACCAGGTGGAGCAGGTGCTGGTCTGTCGCGAGATGGCCGGCATTCTGGCCCGCCCGCTGCCGATGAACCTGCGTCATGCCGACCTGCGCACGGTCTTAGGTGAGATCAGCAACCAGACCGGCCTGAAGTTCCGCGTTCCGGACCAACCTTACACCCGAATCAAGGCTCCATTTTTCTACAACCTGGCCGCCGGCTATCAGGCCATGGACACCTTGGCCAAGGTGTTCGCCATCGATGACTTCATCTGGCAGCAGCAGGGCGACGGTGAGGTGTTCGTGGGTAACTGGACTCACAGTTTCTTCGGCGCTCGATCGGCGCTGCAGCTGCCGGTGGAACTGTTCAACGACTACCAGGGCAACCAGAGCGCCATGATCGCGGCGCTTCCCGGGCTGCGTCCTGGTGCAACCATCAACCAGGGCGAGCGCATCACGCATGTGACGCTCTCCGGTAATCAAATGGGCATCCGATGGAAGACGTGATCGTTCGCGCCGTTGAGCGCGCATTCCCTGAACTGCCTGGTGGTTACCACCTGCCGCGCTTCGCCCGGGTTATCGGTGTGGCCGATGCACCGTCCGGGGCCGGGATCTGCGACGACTTCCGTCCCCGCTTTGCGGTGGACCTGCAGGTGCTGGGAGTCGATGGCGAGCCGGACACTGAATTGCCGACCTTGGCAGGCGTGCCGCTGCCGGTGCCGCTGGGCGGCGATGAGATGGGCTTCTTCGGCTTTCCCGAGGAGGGCACCACGGTGGTGATTGGGTTCGCCTACGGCCTGCCACATAAGCCGTATATCCAGACAATTCTGCCCCATGGCTTGAGCTTGCCCAAGGTGCCTAAGGGCGACCAGGTCTGGCAGCACAGCGAAGCCTCGCAGCAACGCGTGGAGGCCGATGGCAGCTGGCTGCGTCAAACAGATGGCCGGATCCGCGACCAATCGATCGAGCGCGAAGTCCAGAGCCTGACCAACACCGAGCGGCACCAGAGCAGCACGCTTGAGATCGATGACCACTCGACCGAGTCGGTGGGCGGCATCAAGAAGATCGAGGCACTGGGTGCGCTCAAGTTGCTCTCTGCGGGATCCGCCAGCCTGGCAGCCGTGGACGACCTGCACCAGGCCACCGGCCGCGACTTCAACCTGGTGGTGGGCCGCAAGTACAACGCTGCGATCGGAGGCGACTTGCAGGAACGCATTCAGGGCGTGCGCCGCAGCATCGCCGCGAAGACCTGGTTGGGTTCAGAGTCGGTCAACGTGCTGCAGGTGCTGTGCGACCTGATCGACCTGGTCACCGAGATGAACAGTCAGATCGCCGCTCACGTCCACGGGCCAAGCCCCGTCCCCTCCACCGCTGCGAACTTCATCACCAATGCCGGTACCGGCGCACAGCTTAATGGGCAGCTGAAGCCCATCACCGGAGCATAATTTGGAACTCAAGAATTTCTTCGCCCAGGACGACCAGGGAAACAATCTGCCCGGTGCCACCTGCTATGTGTACCGGCGTGGTACCGCAACCTTGGTGGAAGGCCTAAAGCGCGCCAATGGGATGCCGCTGGACAACCCATTCATCGCTGACGAAAACGGTTTGGTCCAATTCGCCGCGGCCAATGGACTTTATGATGTGCGCGTGGTCGACGGGGCACGTGATAACCGCTTGTCTTTGCAGTTCAACGATGTCGCTGAAACTGTCGTCGCCGCCGAAACCGCAGCCGGCAGGGCAGAGTCCGCACTCAATACTTCGCTGTTGAACGCGGGCATCTACTCGAGCGCTGCCCAGGGCATCCTTGCAACCCACAGCGGTGAGTATTTCAGCGTCCCGAGCACGGAAAACACTGAACACCTGATCTTGTACAAAAACGAGTCCGGTGTACCGCAGGTCATCAAACGCTATCCGAGCTCGATGCAGATCGATGCCCTTGAAAGTTACATCGCAAGTATTGCCGGTGAGAGCTTTGCATCTGTTCCGCAGTTTTTTGAAAGCCTGGACGATCAACTGCCGCAGTCAATGATCCTTTCACCGACGCGGCGCATCCTGGCTCAGTTCCCGGATCCGGGCGTGCAACGGCTGCAAGAGACCGCAGTCAAAAGTGATATTTACGAAAGCCTGGACAGGGCTGGTGATAACGAAGTCTGGATTCGTGACGCTCACGGAAAAATCATCGCACGGTTAGCTTCAGCTTCTATTGCCACCGTTGTCGCTGCACTCAGTACATCCACCAGTCAGCTGCAGGGGCTGGCGGTCAAGAGTAACTTTTATGAAAGCCTCGATCCTAAAGCTCAAGTTCTGTTTCTGGATGCCACCGGTAAAGTCTTGAGCTATGTCCCTTCCGTCGTCCCTCTCGAAGCGGAGTTGGCAAAGGCGGCAGGAATTCAGCCATCGCTCAGTGATCGCCTTGCCAAAGGTCTCACGCCGTACGGGGATGTACTCGGACCTTATGCTAATCGCTGGTCCGTCCGTGATGCCCGGATGCGCTTGGAAAGGCGTGAAGCAGGCGATGCGATACAGTGGGTTCTTGCGCTTCTAGGGGATAGCTATTCGAACGATCGCAGCTTCTACTCTCAGGCGTTTGCGAAGCGTCTGCAGGATCGTTATGGCATGGCGGGCGTTGGTTGGGTTGGCTTTGGTTGGTACAGCGCGCCAATTTCGGGTGCTTGGACCTCTGCTTCGCAGCCAATTGGTATTTCGGGATCGGTGCGCTCCGACCTCGTTCCGATCTGTCAGCTAATTGGCAACTGGACGTGTAGCTATAACGCCCCTGGCACCAACATGCCAGCGCTCTATAAGTCCGCTTCCTCGACACCCGAAGACTATGTTCGCTTTAGCGTGCCAGCTGCTGGTGCTTCCTATGCAAACTCCTGTCGCTTGTTTCATAGCGGAGATGGCACGGGCGTGATTGCGGTCAGTTGGGATGACGGTGTGACGTATGGCGAAACTATCGCGCTGACAGCGGTTGGTGCCGACAACATTCTGCTTCCGGGGACACCTGCAGCGGGATGTATTGCGCGGATCAAGGTGGTATCTGGCAGCGTGGGCTTGGGCGGCGTCGACCTTCAAAACACCGCGCCCGGTGTGCGCGTTCACAAACTGGGCAGCTCGGGCGCCCGATCGGTTCAATGGGCCGCCGTCGGCGCACCTTGGCGAGTACAGATGCTCGCGCTTGGTAGCCATTGCCACCAGGTGATGTTAGGGACCAACGATCAAACCGACTCGGGGACGCCTGCTGCAGTGGCCAGCAACTTTTCGACCATCTTCGCCAACCTGTTCGCGGTATTGCCGTACAGCGATAAAGTTTTGGTTATGCCTGCTGAGAACCAGCGCACTACTAATACGGTGAGCATGCCGCAGTATGCGCGGGCTGGACGCGAATTCGCAGTATCCCACGACATAGGTTTTGTCGATCTCCAATACTTCTTCGGATCACCGGCAAACTTTGCGTTCGACTATGCAGCAAGTAATCCGGCGCGTCCTTGGTATGCAACGGACTTAATACATCCGGCCGGTCCAACCGGTGGGAAAGTAATTTCCAACGCGCTATTTAATTTTTACACTCAGTCTTAATTAGGAATATCAAACATGACTGCTTTACAAGGTTCGTTCGTTCTTGAATCGCCGCTAAGTTCTTCTGATCCTGCGCTCGAAGTTGCCGTTCGTGATGTGCTGTTACGTGGTGTGGCGAATGAAGGCGTCCGCTTCATCGCTGATCTCGGCTTTGCGTTTAGTTATCCGGCCGGACCTTTCAGCGGCCGTCCGGCGCCTGGTGCTCCAGCCAATGGCGCACTGATTGGTGATGTGGCAGAGCGTAACAACGGCAGCGTGGTGCTGACCAATGGGCAGATGATCGGCTATGCGGGAGGTGGATTCGACTTCTCTGCTGTTACGGTCAAGGGCAACTATCTGGCTGTTCCGGCGGAAGTGGCGCACGACATTTACACGCCATTCAATGGTGCCTCGCAGCGACCATTGGTGGTGGCTTACGTCAAGCTTCCAACCAAAGCGAACTGGAATACCGCGACGGCAATCTTCCCTATGATTGCATGGGGTTCTGCCAACGCAAGTCCTACCGCTCCGGATATGGTCACCATTGGGCAATCGTCTATTTCTTCGCGAATCGAAGCGTTACGCCAGACCGCCGGTGCCACTCTGGTTTCAATGAATGTCGCGGTGGCAGACGAGGAGTATGGCCAGCTGGCTCAACTGGTCTGGTGGCGCAATGCGGCAGGTACTGGGCTGAGCCTGAGAACTGCTCGGGGAAGAACCACCACGGTGGGCGCAGTGGGTCCAGATAACACTTCCGATTTTAGTGCTCAAGTTGGACGGCTCGGGGTCTGTGATACGTACTCAGTGCCGAGCGCTCCGGCGAGTGCAAACGCTGGTAAGTTTCGCGCTTACCGTATGTTCATCGAAAACCTGGCGCGCAGTGGTCGGGATCCGCTGACGGTTGCTGAAGCTGACTGGCTACGAGTGCAGGCACGAGTTGCTGCCAGCGCGGCCAGTGGAGGGACTTCACAGGTGTTTTCCTGACACAGAACTTTTGAAATGGCTGGATTTTAGTCCGGCCATTTCTACAACCGTCAGATGTCGTGAGAGCTTAGCCATGATCTAAAATTGATTTTTTTCCCCGTAGGAACAAAGTTTCTAGTCTGTCTTCCCATAGTCCAAGATTTTTAGTTTCGCTAATGACTTCTAAGAAGGTCGAGTTTGTAAGAGCTGCGGATGCAGTGATTGCAGAGTAAGTAGCGGAAGGCTGGCATTCATTTAGGATTGTTTCGATGATGCCTTTCAGTTTGTTTTTGCGTAGGGATGTTTTTGAATCCATGTATGATTTTAATCTGTCTGTCGAGATTTCTATGGAGACTTCTATCTGTTGACCTATTTCGAACCTTGGATTTACTAATCTTTCTAGGTTGTTTAGATCTAGGGCGCCAATTGAGTTTTCCCCCTCGGGGGTCTTCCCTTTTAGCCTGTAAAGTCGAAATGCGAGATGATCTTTTGGCTCCATGTTGTATGGGTCGACTATCATGTCAGCTTTTGGGTCATGTTCTGCCTTGGCGATATTGCATCTTTTGCACGAAGGCAATAGGTTTTCCCAGTCAACGACGTTGTCTTTATATAGGCCTTTAGGAAGGAAGTGTTCGACTTCCATGTACTTGCTTTCTATAGATATATTGCATTCACAGTAAGCGCATTTTTTTGAGCTTGACTCAAGTAGTGGGGTTTTTATGTCTTGGTGGCTCCAGACAGACGTTCCGTCTAGTTTGAATTTGTCCGTAAGCTCTTTTACTTTGTCGTCGGTAAGATACTGTGGTTTTGGTGCGCGCTGTAGTTTTATCATGCTGTTATCCTTTCAGTGCACCAAGTTGAAAGGATAGTAGTTTTCTTAAGTGGTTTGTAGGATGTAATAATTCATTTAGTTGGTTGTAAGCGCTCAGGGCTTCTTCGTATTTTTCCTGGTCAACGGCGTTTTCAAATTCATTTATAGCGTTATGGAATGCAGGTGTGCGCGTGTCCGGCATACCCATGACGTCTTTAAGAACTTCTTCAACTGTCCAGCCTTGAAAGCCAAAGCTACTTGCGGGAAGAGTCCGTCTTGTTGTCGAGTCACTATGCTTTTCTAAAGCAATAATTTCTTCCGATTTTGCTGCTTGAATAACATGCGGGCTATGAGTGGTGAGTATTATTTGTGCGTTGGGGAATGCTATTTTAAGTATTTCTGGGATTTTTGCTTGCCATTCGGGGTGAAGATGTAGTTCGACTTCATCGACTAAGATTACTCCGTCGAACTCTTCAATTTTTATGCGTGGCTCGGTAAAACGAAGCTCGATTTCTTTTGTGATTCCGAGAAGTATAGCAAGGCAGGCTTTAAAGCCTGAAGACAGGTATTCATAGTATATTTCCCCGTCTGGTGTATTTATCATAATGTCAAAATTTGGCGTGCTTCTGCTGAAGGAATATCTATCATCCAGTATTGAGAAATATAGTTTTGTACGCTCTAAATTGTGAGTTTGCTCACTAGTTAGCATGTCGGGAGCGTAAGAGTGCATGATTCTGTTGATTAGCCAAGATTTTACATCGTAAATGCTAACTCCAGTTGCCGCCTCTTCCATGCTGGTTGATGTGCCCTTTGTCACATCTCGAGATATGTTGTCGAGTTTCGTGTAGGCAAAGTTTCTTGTGGATTTTAGTGATAATAAGTAATTGCTGTGATGTATCAGGCTGCTGCGTATTGCACCGAGTATGCCGGGCTCGAATGCAGTAATGTTGAAGGTCTCGTTAAGTATGCAGTCTTCTCTTACTGCGGCAATCTCAAATCTGGCTCTGTCGCTGTTGGACTTCTTCTTTAGAATTACCATGTCTTGGCTTACAAAAGCGTGTGCTATGCATTCAAGTATTGTTGTTTTTCCTATGCCATTAGGTCCACAAATTATGTTAATGCCAGCGTTGAATTTTAATTCCAGTTGCTCAATGCCATTTATGTTATATATTTTTAATTCGTTAATTATCATTGGTCTGCCGGCTTTTTAGTTTGTGGATAATATTCACTTGCGCTCTACAAGTTTTGGCAATGATAGCTCATCCCCTTTGTGTTGAGCGCTTAGTGTTACCCTCTGTCAACCTATTACGAATAGGGGTTGCTATTCCAGTCGGCACCACCAGGATTGCGCATAGGCGCAACCGTCAATGTACTCGATGCCGCTCAAAACAAACCCTGTAACTGCCATCCCTGCCAGTGTCGCGTCCAGCAGCAGGGGCAACGGATCAGGGTCTTTAGGCATCCCCACATCAATGCGAGCGACATTCGCGCTACGACCGAGCTCATGGCTGTTCTCCGAGTTCACCATCACATTCCCCCTGATCGGAGGATAGCGCCGCCGTTCTTGAGGTGTGAGCGCGATGCCTTGTCGCCGCATAGGGGTAACGAGCATATGCATGAGAAGGTCCCGATCTATTCGCCACATTCACGGTCAAGCAGCGCTTCTACCGCGTAAGCCAACGCACCGTCGGCCTGCTCCAGGAGATCGCTGAGATCATCCCGATCGATTACCTGAGCTCGGTGCAGAGCGTGTGCCTGAGACAACAGCGCCTTATGGTGAACTCCGGGGTGATCGAGTAACGCGACATCGTCCCGCAGCATTGCTTCCCACCGCGCGATTGCCCTGGACTTATCAGCCGGCACTTCAACGTGTTTCTGGTTCATCGCCCATACCCTCATCAGCTTGCCAAAAATACTGTATGCATGAACAGTATATCAATGGAGAGTGGTCGGGCTACGTCTGCCCGATGAAAAGTCGATCAGGGCGACCGTTGAGTGCAGCGGACGAAAAACGTCGGGCGAAGAAAAATACAGCTGAAAAAGCACTTATCCCCCTCCCGCCGACGGGCTTTGCGTCCTTTTTTTGTGCAAATCCGGATGTAGTGCAAATGAACCAATAGCCCAGATGGGCCGTGGGACTTTACGGGCGGGCTGCCCTTTCATTTTGTGCAAGGTTTTGCAAATAAATGAAGTACGGTTGCATAGCGATGCTGGAAGCTGTCATAGGAAGGGTAGGGGGGAAGTCCCCGGTTTTGCTGGACGAAAACTTCGGAAACGTGGGTTTGAGTGTGTTTTCAGAATCGGTACAGCTCGCACCTGGAGCACAAAACACTTAGGCCTAGGTTGTGCCGATCTGCCGCCGAAGGCACAACAGTCGAGGGCTGCGACGTATTCGATGGATTTCACAGCACTGGAGCAGATGACGAAGAGGCTCTATGCGCCAGATCACATCAAGCCGCTGGCCCCCAGGGTGTCTATACTGCGCCCCAGGCTGTGTGAAAACCTTTTTGAGAGCCGCGATAGCTACGGAATGTTATCAACCAAGCCTGCTCTGAGAGCTCTGCTCCATTGGGTGTCTATTAAGTGAGGTTTTCATAATGAGTAGCCCTACAGGTGTAAGTCGTCGCCTTCAGCAATGTATTGATCGCCTTCAGGTTAATGATTTTGAAGGCGCGTTAGTTCAACTTTTTCCTGCGATTGATAGAACCGCAAAGAGGCGGCGTTCTAAAGAAGGAGTTGGTAGCAGAATAAAGAGCTTTCTGAGGGATGAGGAGGTTCTTATTTCTGCCGTTGGAACTGGAGGTATTCTCCAAGGCTGTAGCTTCGACGGCGTGACATTTGAGGAAGCTCTATATAAGTTTGGTAGAACGCCAATCGCCCATGAGGGAGAGTTAGATCCACGCTTGTCATTCAATAACGGCACAGGAATGCAAATCGGTCGTGATAATTGGAATTTACCTTCAGGGTATATCACTGGAATGGCTCTCGCTGTGATAGTTGCCCCAGAAAATCTAGGTGAAAGGACAGTAGATGGTCTGCGTATCACAATATTCAATAAGCACTTCAGGCTTAACGAGATTTGGGGACGGCCTGAAGCCGTCCGCCTACATATATGTGAGATCTTTCGTGATCCAGATCTTTTCGCATAGATAAGATCGTACACGGGGGCGGAATTGGAAACCTCGCTTAGTAGCGGGGTTTCTGTGGGAACGGGTCAATTCCGGTAGGTGAAGGAGTGGGAATCCTGGCTTGGCGAGCTGACCACCACACGACCTCCTACAGCAGCCACGACCCACGCGACAGTCAGCATCACATGACGATTACTATCCCTTCAGTAGGCAGGACAGCATAGGCTCCTTTTTGCCGGGTTAGGATGAGCACTGTTCCTTTTTGTCACTCAGGAAGTCTATGGACATTAGTAAGCTTCGACACGGTAAACGTGTCAGCGTACCGAAAGAGAAGGTCATGCAGCGTCGGCCTTGGGAAGAGCCCTATGGAACGGTAGTAGGGAGCGTCAGCCCGAACGGAGTATCGGTGCGACTGGACGGCGAATGCGCCACGATTATCAGGCTTCGACCTGAAGACTTGGACGACGAATAG